TAATATTATACCCAGGACACAGGACACACCCCTCCTATAAATACCCCCCGCACCCCCCCTCGGCCGAACATGTCTCAAGAAATCACTCATGGCGTACGCACGCTCACGCGCAAAAAGGGGCACCGGTCGCTCAAAGAAGCGTGGTGGACTCCGCCCACGCTATCGAAAGAAACGGCCAGCCTATCGCAAGAAGGGCGCCATGACCAAAAAGCGGATCCTCAACCTGACCTCAACAAAAAAGCGAAACACTATGCTGCAGGTGGCGAACACTAGCTCGGTCAATGGAGGACCAGTCACACCTGGACCCGGCCCATACGTCGTCAGCGACGTCAACGGCAGCCAATACAGTGTCTTCATGCCCACCGCCCAGGATCTCAACGACAATAATGGTGCGGTCAACACTATCTCGAACCAAGCCCAACGAACTGCCACCACTTGTTTCATTAAGGGGTTCAACGAACGCATACGTATCCAAACCTCAAGTGGGATACCTTGGTTCTGGCGTCGCATATGCTTTCGCGCTAGGAATACCACCTTTTTCCTTTACTCCACCACCGACACGCCGTCTTCCACCACTGGCCCGGCCTATACCGAAACCAGCAATGGCATGCAGCGCCTCTACATGAATCTCACTATCAACCAGTCAGGCCAGACTATTGGCAATATTCTTGGCGTATTGTTTCGTGGCCAAACTGGGATAGATTGGGTGGACCCTCAGACCGCCTCGGTGGATACGACACGCGTCGACCTCGTATTCGATAAGCGCTACACCATCAAATCCGGTAACGCTAGTGGCACGGTCAGGGACTTTAACATTTGGCACCGCTATGGCAAGAACCTGGTGTATGACGATGATGAGAACGGTAGTACGGAGGCTACTCGGTACAACTCGGTCAATGATAAGCGCGGTGGCGGTGACCTTCTTATTTTTGATATCTTCACGCCCGGGACAGGTGCAGGCACTGCAGATCTTCTTCAGCTGACTAGCACATCTACTCTGTATTGGCACGAAAAATAGCGTGATCTAGCTCCACAAAAATACAATTCCCGTCCAACCATTTGATGTCTCCCTCGATTGCTGCCTGTTTACCCATGCTAGTGTGATTGGTGATTCCGTCGCGGAGTTCCTCCCGAGGGTCCCGATTGCTCAGCCACACAACAGGCTTCCCCCAAGGCATCTGTACAGGATCCCTGTACAACTTCTTCACTGTGACAACTGATTGGCACCCGAACCACTCCTTCCAGCCGTGGAAAAACTCTAATCCTCCACGCATGTCATCGAACACAGCGTAGTCGGCGTCCGGCCCATCTCGCAACAGCACCTCACCTGACATCTGACCAATGGTGTAGATGTGGGGGCCAATGGAACGGGCCCACAGGGTCTTTCCCAATCTGGTATCGCCGAAGATGACTAAGCTCTTAGCTCTTCCTAAACAAGTCAGCCTGATCCTTCGAAGTACAAACAAAGATGTATTCAGGCAACCGACGGGGGGGGGGATAGGGAGCCTGCGACCGAACCATTCCCCCCCCCTCGAGGGCGGCAGTATGTTGCTTGTAACATACCTCGTTCCCGATCAACTCCAAGAGCGATATCTCTCCAGACAACCAACTCAGGTACATTTCCGAGCTCAAATTTGATCCCGGCGGGATGTTCATACTGAACAGGAGCGGGTCGATACTTCCAGTTTGCATATGCTCGGAGACTCCCGTAATTGGTGCACAACGCCTTTGGATCCAGTCGTGCAACACATTCCCAAAACTCGCCCTCACTTTCTTGACTGACAATAATGCTCCACGAAGACACATCTTCGTAAACTCCTCTTCCGCTCGGCCGAGGTAACCCTCCTGCGCAGACATCTCCATCCTTTGTCGCATAATCCCAGCCACCCTCCGGCCTTCCGAAAGATGGCATGACGTTCGGGTGGCGGCCTCCAACATCAAAGACATCGGATCGTCGGGATCGAAACTTTCGGGAGAAATCGCAGAAAGCATGGAGATGAGTACCGTCATCAGCGTGCAACTCTCGTCCAATGATACACTCAGCTCCAAGGAATGACAGGTGGTCGTTAACGGCCCACGCATCAAGATCGCCGCACTGTGCGTAGGTAAGGAGGACATAACGTGACTGAACAAAGTAGGCAGGTTTGGGTGGCATCGAAGTGTGTCCTGGGAAAC